AAGCCACAGAGCAAGCCAAAACAGTCTCAGGCGGCCTTGCAGATTTTGTTGCCGATAAAGTAAAGGCAGCAGCTCGCACAACGCGAGCCATCCCAAAGGTTGCATCTCGTATTGCTGACGGCTCAAGGGTTTCCAAATCTTCAAAGATTGGTGAGATTTCCTACGGCTTTGCATCTCAAAAGTTTTCCGGCGGTGCAACAACGCGTGACCTATGGGGTGGCGCTGAGTTTGGATCTAATAAGTTCAAGCAATTTCCTGTTTGGTCAGGGCGTGAAGGTCGCGGCTCTCGCGGTTGGTGGATTTATCCAACCCTGCGCGCTGTGCAGCCTGAAATCCTAAAAAAGTGGGAGAATGGGTTTTCCGAAATAGTAAAGAGGTTTGATTGATGGCTGGCTCACGCACACTCAAACTTTCCATCCTTGGTGATGTAGATAATCTCAATAAAAGCCTCAAAGCTGCCACAGCTGATGTGGACACCTTTGGTGACAAGATGGGCAAGGCTGGCAAAGCTATCGGAGCAGCCTTTGCAGCTGCCGCTGTTGCTGCCGGCGCTTATGCAGTCAAAATTGGCATTGATGGGGTCAAAGCGGCCATTGAGGATGAGAAGGCACAGCTAAACCTTGCCTTAGCCTTAAAGCAAGCCACAGGGGCTACTGACGGGCAAATCAAGGCCACTGAGTCAGCAATCCTCCAAATGTCTTTGGCCACAGGTGTGGCAGATGATGACCTGCGCCCGGCTTTGCAAAAGCTCGCGCTATCCACAAATGATTTGGGCAAAGCACAGGAATTGCTTAGCCTTGCAATGGACATCAGCGCGCAGACAGGTAAGCCGCTCGAAACTGTGTCACAGGCGCTTGGTTTGGCTTATGACGGGAACACAGCAGCTCTTGGCAAATTGAAACTGGGGCTGACTGCTGCTGAGCTCAAAACAATGTCATTTGAACAGGCTCAAGGAAAACTCTCTGATCTCTTTGGTGGAGCAGCCGCGGCAAATGCTGAGACTTATTCAGGCCGCATTGCTCGCATGCAGGTTGCCTTTAATGAAGCCAAGGAAACAATTGGTTTTGCTCTTTTGCCTATTCTTGAGAAGCTGATGAAGTACATTAACCAAGTTGCACAGCCAATCCTTGAGGCTCTCAATGGTGGCTTTAGCGGCACAACTGGTTTGGGTTGGTACATCTCCAATGTGGCCAAGACTATTCAGTCAATCTTCATCCCTGTTTGGAATGGGCTCGTTTCAGCTTTCAACAGCATTAAAACAGCCATTGGTGACAATCTTGATGTGTTCAAACAATTTGGCAGCTACATCTCAACTTATCTTGCGCCAATCATTGGCACAGTATTGGGTGGCGCGCTCACAGTTGTGGGCAAAGTTGCTGCAGGTGTCATTGATGTAATTGCCTCAGTCATCAAGGTAATTAATGGACTCATTGGCGGTGCTATTGACGGCATCAATGCGCTTATCCGCGCATATAACGCTGTGCCTCTTTTGCCTAATATTCCAACAATTTCAAAACCAACTTTGTCTGCACCTAGCGTTTCAAGCTCATCAGTCTCTGTGCCTACTGTGCCAAATATCAGTGTGCCAAAAGTTTCAGTGCCATCAACGCCGTCAAGTGGCGGTGGCGGTGGCGGTGGCGGTGGCGTTTCATCAGCTGCTGCATCAAGTTCAGCTGCAATGGAATCTCTTGCCAATCTAAAACCAACAGTGACAATTGGCGGCGCGCCTGCTGGATACACAAATCAGCCTGCACCACAGGTCACAGTCAATATGGGTGTTGTTGGTGATCCTGAGGCTGCAGCTCGCTCAATTGTTGATGTGCTCAATCGCTCTTATGGTCGCGGTGCTTTAGGCGCTGAAAGTCTGCTCCTATGACCCAATTTACGCCTGAATGGTCACTGACTATCAATGGCGGTGGCGATTACACAAATCTGACTTTGGCCAATCTGACAATCACATCAGGCCGCACAGACATTTATTCACAGCCGGTTGCAGGTTATGCCAGCATGGAAATCCTTAATCTAAATTTGGCTGGCATTGTCATTGATGTAAATGATCAGGTATCAATCAAGGTCAAAGACTCAACAGGCACTTATGTGAATGTGTTTGGCGGTTATGTAACAGATCGTGAAGTTTCAGTGACCTCATCCGGTACGGGTGGCATCAATGAGCTCATCCGGGTCACAGCTCTTGGCGCTCTTTCAAAGCTGCCTAAAACACTGACTAATGGCGTTTTGAGCAAGGATGAGGATGGGGATCAGATTTACACAATCCTCAGCGCAGCTCTTTTTAATACATGGAATGAAGTGCCAGCAGCAACAACCTGGGCAACCTATAATCCTGCAACAACCTGGGCAAATGCTGAAAATTCAGGTTTAGGCGATATTGACCGCCCCGGCAATTATGAGCTGACAGCGCGGTCATCTGAGGTCACTGACATGTACAGCTTGGTAAGTGCTCTTGCCACATCAGGGCTTGGCTACCTTTATGAAGATGCTCAGGGGCGCATTGGCTATGCAGACAGCACACACCGCAGCTCATATCTTGCCTCCAATGGTTACACAGAGCTGACGGGCAATCACGCCATCACATCAGGAATTAAGACAATCCGGCGTTTGGGTGATGTGCGCAATAAAGTCACAATCCAATACAAAACCTCTTTGCGTATCTTGCGCCATGCTGTTGTGCTTCCTGTGCTTTTTAGGTTACTCATTAGTAATAGTTCCTCTTAGTATGAAAGCGTAATGCATTGCACATTGAACCATAACGGATTGTTATGTACTTAATGGATGCATCAATCTGCCTATATCCATCTAGGTTTCTGTAATGCTGTGATCTCATTTGGCCTAAGCCGTAATGGCTGCCATTCTTAGCTGATACATCCCACCTTGACTCTTTGTAGATTATCTTTTTAAAGCACTCATATTGTTTGTCATTAACCAGTCTTGAGTGTGCATATAGCTTCAATGAATCAATCTCATTAGCGTTAGCGCTCTGCAGGCCTAGCGCCGTAAGACATAGCACTCCCCAAAGCACCAAACGACCTCGCGAGCTACCAGCCTCCGGCGCTCGCTGAGGGCGTGTGGAGCGTAATGCCTGTGTCAAATACATGTCAAACACATTTGTAAAAGCGCAGGTCAGAGCCTTAATTGTGCGTGTCACTTTGAGCCTCCCCATCCTGTTCCTTTGAATATGACACCAGGCGCTGTGTAATCTCTTTGCATAGGAATATGGCAGCACATGGGCGCAATCGCATCCTCAGTAATCTTTATATCAATCTCAGCCATGGCATTGCACATTTGGCATTTGAAGTCATATTTCGGCATTGTAGGCAGTCTCCTTATCTAGCATTGCGATGCCCATAACGCCACATGACTGGCATTGCAAGCAAACTACATATTCCGGCAGTTTCCATTCGTTTTCCACGATTGTGTGATTTGTCAGCTTCTTTTCAGGCCGACATTGGTACTTAATTGTTTGCATAAATGCTCCTATGGAAGTCGGCCATTGGGTGTAGGTCATGCTGTGCAATCCACCAAGAGCCATCAGATCGCTGTTGTTTATTGCGTTTTGCCATGACTATCGGAATCCATCCGCACACCTTCATCTTTGGCATAGATCCGGTTACAAGGATGGCAATATCCTCTTTCCGGTCTAGTTCAGTCAGAATCAGTGAGCCGTCCATCCACTTAGTCCATTTGACCTCGATGTTGTTGCCCACGTCAGCTGAGTTCTTGTAATTCAGGTTTGCCAGGTCAATGGGCTTTCGGAAGTACTTTGAGACTGCCACCTCAGCTGCGAGCGCCTGGGATTGCTGAACCACAAATTCAGCGAAGTTCAAACCCTCACGGTCATGTTGATAGTTACGCTTCTCTGTTTGCCCTAGCCATTGTGGAAGGTAGTTGATTGCCCTTTGTAGGCCTGCTGAGGTGATTTGCACCTGCTCCTGCTGTGTCAGTTGCACAATCATTTGCGAGCCTTTAGATAGGCAACGCGCTGGCGCTTTTGCTCGATGGTCAAGTGAGCGCAATCAGAGCAGAATTGAATCAATTGGAGCCCATCGGCCGCCACGATTTCTGATCCAAACTCCGGTTGCTGTGTCTCGCAATTATCGCAAATGAATGACTTTGACTCCATCACAAATTCGCCGCCTTCCATGCGTACCATGTAGCCGTTTTTATACATCTCGACATATCCCATTACGGTAATCTCCAAGCCCCGGTAGTAGCGCTGCGAATCATCCAAATTGGTGGGCATTGCTTTGCTTTGGTCTTTTCAGAGCAGAAATAGCCAGCCCATTCTTTAGGTGCATCGGCCTTAGATTCGCGGCGTAGCATGTGGCCGTGTGCGCATAGTGGTGATTCGCTCAGTACCTCACCGCCTAGCTGCTCCTGCAACTGCTCCACAGCTGTGCCGATGGTTTCGGTATCTGATGCTTCAACTGCCCAATAGTCAGTGGTATCAACTGG